ACAATCCGTGCGATGATCTCAGACTGGGTAGCGGCAGACTCTTTAAATTCTCGCCCGCTGGCGTCCACGATGCGTGCCGGGACGTTCTCGAAGACCGTTACCCAAGCTTCGGTGAATCCGCCGGTATCGGGGTCGCGGACTTCCGTCCAGTCTTGGATGTCCACTCGGTGGCGGTACTGGCCGGCGCGGCTCATGGGCGCTCCTCGATAACTAGGGTATAGACGCCCGTGCAGTCTCCGGTTACCCCGGTCATGCGTGAGAGGACCGCATAGTACGTCCCCGCGGATCGGCCTTTTTCTGAGATCGATTCCCCGCCCACGCTTGACTGTTGCGCCGTGGCGTTCGCAGTTCTTACCCTAAGAGGGGTCAAAGGAACCTGGCCGGCGGTTGGCGTAAACGTGCCGCCCGAAGCTATCGTGCTCTGGAATGCGTAAGCCGCGCTTTCGGTCATGATGTTTTCAGATACGGGCGTATGCGTCGTACCGAACGTGCCTCCGGGCGTGCCTTGTGAAGCAGCGTAGGTTCGGAGAGTCATGCCCCCCTGATCAACGCTCAAAGCGTGTGCATGGATGATGAAATTCGTCGGGATGATCAGCCGGAAGACCAAAGGCGTCGCGGCGATTGGGTTGGCCGATGCGAATTCGTAGTTCAGAGCCCACATGCGGCGATCAAAGAAACCGGTTTGCCCTACGTCCACGCGGAAACGAGGATTGCTCCCCGCGATACCTCCATCTGTGATCAGCTTATCGGGCAAGTTGACAGAGATCGGCTGGCCTGAGATCGAAACAGGTAGCGGGTTCGAGGGCAGAGTAACGGCAATAGGCTCGTCCAGGTCTACTTTCAGTCTGTCCCCCGCGACCATGTTTGGAGGGAAGCTGAACTCGCCGTCTACCTTAAGCTTCCCGTCTTGGATCAACTCCGCTGGAGGCTGCGCGAGTATTCGTGTAGCGTGCGTCCCGTCGCCCATGTACTTCTCGAAGCGGCTAGGGCCGCCGAAGATCCGCCGGATGTAGTCCGTGACGATTGCCATATGGGCTCCGTTAAGCTAGTGCTGGATCGCGAAGTGGGAAAAGCAGCGCGGTTACCGGGCGAGGCAAGTAGCCACGTTCAAATTCGCCGTCCGGGTTCTCGTCGCGGTCTTTGTAGAGGAAGCCAACCATCAGCAGAGTTGCCGCCTGGACAGCGTAGCGCACAATCTTGTCGCCGTTGCTGTCGACGGCATATATCGGATCTCCCGAACTGTCGAGAATGGGATCGTCGTTACTGTCGCGCTCGACCTCGTAAGCACTAGCGGATTTCAGATAGTTCTTGACAGCCTCTGAAGCCGCACGGACATACGCGTCGATCAACACGTCATCTTGGTCGTGGTCCATGTTCAGGTGCTGCTTAGCGCGCGCCAGCGTTACGTACATCATCGGATCGAAACCCCTTTTTTCGGGTCAATCGTAGAAGCGTTCTCGCGCAGATCCTTCCCGTCGCGCCCTTTCTTGACCGCACAGCGCCAATCAGTTTCGCCAGTGCCCGGCACGCCTTGCGGGTTATCGCATTTGGCGATCCAGTAGCTGCCGCCGTAGGACGTGCCATCACCCTTCTCGTACTGGCCTTCGTGCTTGTAGGTGCCGCGGTCAATAACTGCGCCGATCTTGACCGACTTTTCGATCACGGTTTCGCCGGCCTGCATCTTGACCGTCACGGTTCGGCCGTCTTCGGCTAGGGTCAAATCGAAGCCTTCAAGTGGGATAGCATCTCGTCCGTTCTCAGGCTTCGGCATACGATCTGCAGCCTTCTCGAATGTGTCGCGCGCCTGCCGCTCCCAAGACAGCGTGAGGTCAGAGAAACGGCGCTCGAAGGCCGCGGCGACTTCGTCGACTGTCGGTGCCGGCAAAGGTGCGGCCGGCTGGACGGTCTTGATCAATTCGTCTAGGTGGGCTTTCAGCGCTGGCATGTCGGCGTCTTGGCCTTTCTCTGGTTTCGGCAACGCCTCTACGGCGTCCCTCACGAGTATTTTCAGGACAGGCAAAACGTCGTCGTCCATGCTCACCGAGTTACCGTCCTTAACTTCCGGAATCGGTACAAGCGCCGCGGCAGATTTGGCGATGGCTTCGAGGTCTACGAGTTCCGCCACGTCCTCTTCAGTCGGGATGCGCAATTCGGCGAGCTGCTTTTTCAGCCCTTCGATATCTCGCAGGAGCGGTGCGGTGGCTTCTTTGATGAGCGCGCCCATCGCCTTTCCAAACTCTTCCGGGTCGATCATCGGGTAACCTCAGTGCGTGCGGCCTGAACTGCTTTCAGCAGGAACAGTTCGGCGAGTGCCTTTTGTGTTTGCTCGTCTACCGCTGGTGCGATAACTGGTACCGGCTCGGCCGCCGGAGCAGCGCTTTGCGTCGGGAGCTTGTTGTCCTTGATAACAGAGAGCGGGAAGTCCTGTTGCTGCTTGTAGACCGTATCGCCACCGTCGAGAGGAGGGCGGTTGAACTCCAACCGGCCTTCGTTGATGGTTTCCAAGCTCGCGTCCGCCAGGATTTTGTGGTACTCGGCTTTGCGAGTGGCGTCCATCCGCATAAGGATAGTCTCGTCCAAGTCAATCTTATACGGCGTCGCACCAAGACCTTCGGTCAACAGGGTTTCCATCGACAGGATATGCGCCAACAGGGCGTCGTCCAGATAAAGCTGGTTTATTGCGTCCACGCCGAGACCGGAGGGGATTGTCCCCAGTCCCACCTTGAAAGGCGGAATGCCGAAAGGCTGGCAAATCTGCTCATCAGAGTAGCGGAGCTGCTCGACCATCTGCGAGTCCACGGACTTCGAGCCGAGCGACATGAACTTCAGGTCATCGCCAACCACAGCTACCTTACCAGCATTCTCGCCAGTGAAATTGCTGTTCCAATGCTCCGACAGCCGCTTGGCCGTCTCGTCACTGATCGCACCTGGCGCGGACAAGATGCCGGACGGCTGCGCGTTGTTCCCGAAGAACTCCGCGGAGCTTCGCAGGATACGCATGTTCTTCAGCGTCGGCAGGTAGGCGGCAGCGATAGGCGGCAGGCCGATCAGTGGGTGGAACGGGCAGATACACCGATCATGAATAATCTCCGTGGCCGGAACGATCAACTGGTCGTAGTCCGCCGGGAGTAAATTCAGGTTGTCGGTATACAGCTGATAGAAAACGTCACCATTGTCAGCGACCAGGGGCATTACCCGGCACGGGTCGAGAACATACAATCCGACGACGACATTCCGGCTGTCGCGCTCTTTCAACACATAGGTGTTGCCCTGAGTGATCTTGCTGAGCGCCCAGTACTCCCGGAACTGCTGCGGGGTCTGGTAGTGGTTCGGCCGGCGCAGAACCGGCGAATACGCCGAATTATCGATCGTCTCCCATACCCCACTGGCAGTGCGCGACTTCAAAGAGAAGGGCAGCTTGCCGATATCCGATGCGATGCGGTTAACGCAGGCGTACAGCGCCGGATAGTTCAGGAGAGTATCCAAGCGCTGCTCTTTGTTCCGCTGCCAGGCGCCCGTGAAGGGTTCGCGGACGATAGGCCACCAGCCGCGTTGAACAGGGACGTTCTGCAGCGACTTTTCAACCGTAGCTTCCGGTCGCTTAAATGTCAGCTCACGGCCGAAAATTCGCATTAGACGAGATCCTGTTCTTTGATCGCGGCTTCGATGTCCGATTTGTTGATGCGGCCGTCTTTCCCGGTACCGATCACTTTGGTGATGTCGATTCCGTTCTCTTTGGCGAAGGCCGCGACGTTATCAGAGATCAATACTTCGGCTTTCGACTCTTCGGCGGGCATATCGGTATCCGGGTAAGTACCGTGCCCCAGCTTGCGAAGTGTCTCCGCATAGCGGCGCGCCATTAGGACGGTTCGACCACCTTTGCCGTAAGTGAATGCGACTTTGCTCATCGGGGATTTCCTCGAATTTTCGGCAGTATAACGGGTAGGTACGCCATTCTGCTAGCGTAGCTCAACCCATGAACCCAATCTTCCCGATTTGTTCGATCATATTGGCGTACTCTCAAGTCATAAAAGAAAAGGGCCCGAAGGCCCTTTCCGTTGCGACTATCGCTTACGCGGCGCCCCAGTTCACGTTATCCAGCCATGCTACGGCCGAATCACGGCGACGCGCCCAGTTGATGGTGCGCTCGGCACGGAAGCCGACCAGGTTACGTTGCCACAGCGACACGAGGACGGTGCTGGCGGTAGTCGGGTTGTCGGGCGCGTTGTCCATCTGCAAGGAAGCTTCGGTCGACATCGACAGATCGATGCCACCTTCGTCCGCCTCGTAGATATCACTGGCGTTGACCAGAGCAACCAGGGAACCGCCCGAATCGGAAGGAACGTATTCCGAAACGATCACCGGCAGGCCGAACAGAACGCCGCCGTTCATCGAGATGCCCGGGAACTCGGTTTGGCCGAGCGGGTTCTGCATCAGGCTCAGCGCCAGAGCAGTTACCGAGGACATGATGAACACGCCGGAGGTCGGAGCGTTGTTGGCGTTGATGAACGCGGTGAACAGCGCTTTGATGTCGGCCCGGACTGCGTCGGCGTCGTTACCGCTCGACGGGATGCCGGCTACGCCGTTCAGGATCGAGGCAGGCGAGATGCCAGACACGGCAGCCTTCAGCGGGTTGATGAAGTCGATGTCGAGACGCTCACGCAGCGCCGCGGCCAGTTGGTCACGGATGATG